TATTGTAATTTGTTTATGTTTTGTTTCAATTCCTTTATTAGGTAGTAAGCTGAGGTATGAGTAATACCGAAATAAATAGCCATAGCTCTACTAGTAATATACCCCTTATCAATGTAAGCTTCAAATACTATTAGCTGTATCTTATCTGTTATCTCATTCCTATAGATCTCTATCAAACCTTTGTTAAAAGAGTAGGCTCTATCCTCCCTAAGCTTATGCACCAAATCATCATCATCTACAGGCTCAGTGTTTGGGTGCTCAATGGCTGTTATCTTATCATCTCGGTGGCTCTTTGATGTGGACCATAACACCTGATACTTAATTGTATTGAGTAGATAACCTTTCACCTTATCAGGATCACCATCTATATTAACCACGTGAAGGTATGAGTTATTGATAACAGTATCAGCGTCGATATAGCTCCCCATCTTAGATAGGAAGTATGAAGTGTATGCCCTCACCTCAGCATAGTTGCTGCTAATGTACTTGTCTAAGGCTCTTTTCATACCACGTTTCAAAGTCCTTGGACCATATTCTCCTCCTAACAGATGCACAAAAGCATTCTCTAGGCTGTCTACCTTCGTATTTTTCTTTAATCTTAAAAAGTTTGATACAGCTATACTTAGTATACCTTTCACTATCAGGCATCTTAGCTATATTATCAATTAGTTCTATCTCAGCTTCTGTAAACATTCATCTAGTATATAAGCAATTAGTGCAGCCTGACAAGCCAGGATAAAATCAAAGGTACAAAATATAGTAAGCCAAAAAGCCACACATTTAATACAGCTCAGTGCAGAGTGTATATGTATGGCTATTGGGTACCTGGTGTTATACTTAAATAAGTAGTTAAAAGTTGCTTGCAGTGGCTCAAAAGTAACAAACCACCACGCTAATGGTATAAGGGCTAGTAATATCATGGCCCAAATATAGTAATATTATTTAGAATGGCAAATCATCATCTGAGTCATCTGGCATTAAAGGTATATCTGTATGCACTGGCTTCACGTATGGCTCTTGAAATGTAGTACTAAAGTACTTTATACCTGTCTTACTTTCTTTAAGCCATAGAGCTACCTCCATATCTTTACCGTTTACATTTACCTTACCCTTGTAGTCAGGTTGAGTCTCTGCTGTCTTTTTATCATTTTTGAAGATAGCACCTGTGTTGTTTTTAGTTTCCATTGTTAATCATTGTTAAAAATTGTTAATAAATAAGCGATTGTGCACCACCACCCCCACACCACAGCAGGGGTTAGTAATATTGTTAGTAGGATAATCATAGGATCCTATCACTAGGCCATACTATCTCCTCACCACACACCTCTAGTGTGATAGCTTCTGCATACTCTAGGGCTTTCTTAGCCACATAGTTAGGGCTTATCCCTTGTTGGCTTAGCATTAGTGCTTCCATAGCCACTAGTATAGCCTTCTCCTTAAACTCTTCTCTTTGTATCATAGTTGTTTTATTAGTTCGTTAAAATATTCTCTACATTGTTCTACTCTTAATTTAATCTGTTCTATCACCTCATCATCTCTTTGTATTACAAAGGTCTTTACTCTTTTAGCATCAGGGATGTGATTAAAGCTGTGCTGTTTTTGCACCTGGTCTCTTAAGTCCAGGCTCTCCTCCATTAGCCCTAACTTATAGTGTGCACTCTTTACCTCCTGCTCTACGATAGCATGGGGTGTATTGGTTAGGCAGTAGCATAGTAGTGCTTCCTGCTTATCAGTTAGCCACATATACCCTTGAAGCTGATAGTAGTAATCTTTGTTAGGGCATTCAGTATCAAACCAGGGGAACGTGCTGCCACTCCATGAGTTTTTCACATCTACTAGCACCTGATCAGTAACCACATCAGGAGTACCTGTTAGCCAATCATTTGTGAAGTGCTCTTCGTTCTTAAAGATAAAACCTTTATCAATCTGCTCCATTACAAAGCTGAGGCACATATCCTCACACTCATTGCCCTTATCAGTATATTTACTAGTAAACTCTTTACGTATACCATAAACGTGTGCCAGGGCTAAGCCCTGGATATACGTCTTAGTTGTTTGTGATAGTACCTCCCCTTTAGTCTTAGAAGAGGTCATTATCTTACCTATAGCTGAACATCTAATTTTCATTAGTATCTAAGATTAAGTTTTTCACGTCTGCGAAAATTAAAAATATCCTCTAATAAAAATTTATATTGTGTAACATTAGCACAATGTGTCAATGCACTTGGATTATTAGCTAATTTGCTAATCATCTCAGCGTGAACATAGTTTTCATTTTTAAACAATGTAATTAATGTTCTTACAAATGTTGAACGATCATATCCATCGTAATAAGGCTTAAACATTAAAACTTTTTCAGCTGTTTCATATGCCTTTAATAAATTTGGAATCTCTAATTCTCCATTTTGAAAACCTTGCATTCTCATGTTTACTTTATCAATTCTTAATTGCTTGTTTTCTCCATTAACTTTATCTGTTAAAATCATTTCAGCAATAGCAACTCCAAAATCAGGAAAGTCTAACATAAATTGTTGCATTTGTAAATATGGTTTAACACCTAAATCACAATATGCTTTTAAATAATCTTCTTTTTTCCAATTTGAAGTATTTGTGTTTAAAACTTGTACCTCTTCTAATCCGTAACCCTCAACTAATAAATAGTTAATAGGTAAGTTTAATTCTTTAGCAGCTAGAAAACGGTGTTGTCCATCTATAATCTGCATTTTTTCATTTACAATGATTGGGCTAAATAAATAGCGTTCTTTAAATGAACTTGTAAGCCGTTTAATGTGTAAATCATTTGGCTTTCTGTTTCCAATCAAAGTTTTAAACTTTGCGTAATCATTACTTGTTTGCACTTGCTTACTATTATTCGGCATTGGTGCTTGGTTAAAATTTAACATATATTTATGGTTTATTGGTTACTAATTATATAAGGGGTAATAATAACAGTGAATTAGTCTGAACTTCATTAAGGTCAAAACTATCCTTTAACTTATCTACAGTGAACTTACCATCTGCTATAGCCTTAACAGCCTCAGCAAATCTCTTTGCATCTATCTTAGGCTTAGCAGTTGTAGCTATGTGGCCATCATCATCAGTAGCTTGTAAAGTTAGTAAGCTTTGGATGGTGTATCTTCTAAAGTAGCTAATCTGTGAGCCTTGCTTCTGAGCATCTAAGCTAAGATCTAATGCCATACAGCTAGAGATAGAAAAGCCAGTATAAATACAAACAAGCTGAGTGCATACACTACCACCATCTATAGGCTGTAGTAATAACAGATCATGCTGTAATAAGATAGGCTCAACAGTCTCTAGGATACTATTGATATCTGCATAAGACTTCTTAAAGTGTGGGTTAGTAGCATTCTTATGTACTTTACCGATTAGTTGTTTTGCCTGGTGAAGGCGAACATAGAAGGGAGCAGGCTGCTGCTCAACCTCCTTAGGCTTTACAGCCTTAGTTGTTGTTTTTTCCATTGGTTAGTTTATTAATTGTTTACAAATATAGTAATTATTATTCTATTTTAACATTATTTTTAGTTAATTATCGTAATTAGTACTTAAATTTCATACTTAATGCACATTTATACTTCGCCAAAGGTGGTTAATTTTGATAGTTTTGGCTAAAGATATCATACCACTCCACAAAATCATCAAAAGTTTTAGAGATAATATAGATACCTCCTGCAGCTTCTATCATTAATTGGTATTGCTTTTGCACCACTGACTGCTTATCCTTACCAATCTTTACTTCTATCTTTACAGATCTACCATAAATAGTAGCAGATATATCAGCAGATCCTGGGGTGCCTGTGCCCTTGGTCCACTGCCCTGCAGTCTTACTACCATCTGTTCTGTAGCTTTGCCTGAATACTCCCATTGTATTTATCCTCTCAGCTTGGTGCTTAGAGTGATTAAGAAAGTCAGTGATGCATCTAGTCAAACCATTAGCTGTAGCATCTGAGTACTTAGTGAAGGGGATGATGTGCCCTGGTGCTGATGGGTACCTGTAGCTCATGTACCTCTCCTCAAGCTCATGTAGTCTCTGTTTGTTTTGTTTGTTCATAATTTAGTTATTTTAAACCATCTACCTACTGCACTTCTACCCTTGTCAAAGTGATACCCCTTAAACTTACAGTACTCATTAACCATCTTAAGATACCTCTGAGCATTGAGATCATGCCACCCTCCTGTATATGTTTGGAAGTCCTGAATAGATACGTTATTATAGTGCAGCGTATCCATTGTTATATTACCCTCTATAGCATAATCATAAAACTCCTTGTTAGTAGAAGAAATAAACCTTTTATCATTAGCATTAATTGCTACAGCTTTAACAAGGCCCATTGATAAGAATTTCTGCAGGTTACTGATCATATAGTTATCAAAGATTAACCAATCTACTAAGGTCCAGCTGTCAAATAATAACCTACCGTACTCATCTAATGGATTACGCTGAGCATTAAAGTACTGATTAAATTCTATCTCATGCCTTCTCCTATCATGGCTACCACCTGCACCACTTATCACATAGTTGGTAGTAATAACAATCTTAGGGCTCCTTTCAAATGGGATAAAGATCTCATCTTTGTTTTTTCTGTTCACTGTTATCCCTTCTGATATTAAACTAAATAGCTGCTCAAAGTCAAAGTTCTTTTTAACATCATCAAAGGCCAGGATCTGACTATCTAAGTTCACCCTCTGATAAACAAAATCAGACTTCTGAGGGTTGAATGCTTTACCATCTATCTTAACTATATTTCTAATCTTACCTATGGCTGTAAGTACTAAGCTCTTACCACTTCCACCATTAGGATTATCATCTATCTCCTGATCATTAAAAATAATTGCCTTTTGATCTGTTTTATCTTTGTAGGTATGGAGTAAATATCCTAGGGTAGTCTCTAAAGCATTTATCCTTTGCTCATCATCTGCAGATACCTTGCTTACAAAGCTCTTAAAATCATTTTCAATAGTCTTAGTAGGCTTGTAATCTCTATCAATGATCTGCCTATCCCAAATGTACCCATCTATATCAATGTAGGGCACAATATCAATCTTATCTTTTGTAATCTTAACTACTCCATTTCTGTAAGGTATGAAGCTCACATCTTTAGTATCCTGCAGCATCATTAAACCTATTGGCTCTAGCATAGATAAGTGACCATCTGTAAAGAGGTAAGGTGACTTACTGCAGTAGTTCCATACATCCACCTGCTTTTGCTTCATTAGATAAGCTAAGACGAAATCTTTAACCTGGTCCACTGAGGATAGATTAACTTTATTTTCTATCACCCTCACAAAAGTAGGCTTCTCTGATCTCTCAGGGTAATACTTATTGAAGCCATATTTGTATAAGAAATCTCTATACTTCATAGGATCTACACTAACAGCTTTCTTATCACTGATAGCCCAAAATACATCCTCACTATTAGCTACATCTTTTTTTACATCCTTAACCACATCAGGCTTAATGTTTAACTGCTTAGATATA